GGGGGGTGTGAAAATGAGTAATATCCTGTGCATATCACTATGTATATAAGATAGTAGGAGTCCCGCACACACAAAAGGGGGGTTGGGGGGTCTATTTATAGTGGGGAATCCAAACACAATATGTAGTTGCGATCGCGGTTATCTGGAATACTACATGTTGTGTTTCACCCTATATATAGTGCATGGACATATCACACCACATACAGCACACACATAGCCCATATGTTGCCCTATTAGATAGTTGGTTGTTGGTTGTCTATTGGTTGCTTAGTAAAGCTTCGATACGCTCTTCAATATCGCGTTCAACTTCATCACTTGTTCTTGCTTCTTTTGTCTCTACTACATCACTAAATAGACTTACTGATTTGCCTAGTAATTCTAAGGCTCTAATCCTAGCGGAATCTGAATCTGATTCTTTTGATTCACGATACAGTTGGTCTATGACATAGTTCCTTGTCCTAAGGCTACTAGCAACTGCAACTGTTTCTTTACGTTCAATAGCCTTATGTATGCTTTGTGCAATCTTAGGGTTCGCCACAAGCTTGCTTGCTTCCACTTCTACCCACTTGGGTATCTTCCCTTGCTTAGTTAAGGTGACATCATAGACCTTTGCATATGCTTCCTTATAACTACCCAACTTGCCCTTGATTATTTCATCCACAAACTGGCGTTGCTTAATGGTTAGTTCTGCTTCTTTTTTTACTACTGTAAGACTTGGTTTTTTTGTATCGCTCATATGATAAATATTAAACGAACTGGATTGATTTTGTAATGCTCACATACTGCTATCAAATATCATGTACTGGTAAATGTTTACTTTGGTGTTCGTTTTGATATACTTCACTTACTAACTAAAAAGGACATTACTTATACGACATATTTTAACGACTACGAAGCAGAGCATTACATTATTAAGATGTGAACTTCGTTGATGGTCTCTAGATTTACCATCGAGGATTAGAAGCCTATAAACTCATTACCATCAGAACATGGGGACAAAACAAAAAGCGTACCATTAGAAGTGCTAAAAGACCTCGATATAGGTTGAAACAAAAGCATGGATGCGGAGACGATAATTTCCAGTTGCGACTTCTCCAAAAGTCTGTGAATTAACACACTGAAGAGAATCCTATTATGGGGTTCAAGAAACTTAATCTTTGGAGGATTAAATAATGGAAAATAATATTAATGAATGTAAATGCAATGAATGTGGAACTAGTGTTGCATGGGAAGATGATGGACTATGCGATAGATGTTTAGAGCGTGAATACGAACATAATTTAAACATCGAACATTCTTGGTAAACCAACTGAAGAGCAACACTGAAAGGTGGCGAAACTAGGTAAGAAATTATCTAGTCTTGGTGCTATCAATTCGATAGCAAATTATTGAAACTTATAAAATACTTGGAGGTATTAATTATGTTTAAACCAAGCGAAGCGAAAATGTCATGTCTATCAGTTTTGAAAGGGAATAATATTCCATTCTTAATTGGTGGTACTGGCGTAGGTAAATCCGCAATTGTTAAAGAGATTGCGGAGGAACTAGCGGAAGATAGAACTTTAACTGATTCAGTCAATCCTAAAGACAATGAATTTGGATTCATTTCTTTTAGATTGGGGTTAGTTGAATCTATCGACTTAGGCGGATTGCCTTACATTGAAGATGGTACTCAAAAGAAGGCGTTTCTAGGGAATCTACCTAGAAGTGGTGAAGGGGTATTTTTCTTAGATGAATTTGCACAAGCACATTCAAGTGTGCAAGCAACGATAGGACAATTACTAGACCCAAAAGGGCAAAACGAAGAGCGAAGAATTGGCGATTATGTTTTTCCTGATGGATGGAAGATTGTGCTAGCAGGCAATAGGCATACTGATAGAAGTGGTGCGAATAAAATTCTTAGGCATTGCCAAGATAGAACGACTGCAATTCAGTTTACTCACGATGTAGAGGACTGGTTAGCATGGGCAGATAAGAATGATGTTCATATGGATGTTCAAGGGTTGATTGGCTACATGCCACAACTACTTTGGGAATTTGATTCTAAGTGCAATGACCCACAGCCAAGTCCAAGAAGTTGGACAAGGTTAAGCGATACATTGAAAACCAATCCGCCAAAACAAATAATGCAAAAATTATTTGAAGGTGATGTTGGACAAAATGCTAGCATTGAATTGATGAACTTTATTTCATTGAAAAACAATGTTCCTAACCTTGCAGATATATGTAAGGGTAAAGATGTAGAACTTGTTGATAGTGCTGGATTATCTTATGCCACAACGATTGCATTAGTTGATGTGATTGGTAAGGCAAAAGATAGTGATGTATACGACTGGTTCGACAATGCATTAGCCTATGTGAAGCAACTATCGACTGTTGAATTTTCAATATTCTTTGTTAGAAAACTAACGACTTTAAGAACTGAATTAAAAGATTCAAGTTCATATTCTAAGTTCAAGGTTGATAATCAAGACATTGAGATTTAATTGAGTGATTAGCGGGGAAGGAAATATTTATTATTGACTGGTAAATATTCCTTTTCCGCTAGCTGTATCAGAATGTAATTCTGACTGATGATTCAAAAATGATGAAACAGCAAACTTTTATTACTTGGAGGTAATATGAAAAAAGAAAATAATGTAAATACTTTATCTGAAAATGCGACTTTAGTTCGCCTTAATACGAAGCACCCTAGCGGAGTAAAATCAGATAAGTATTTGAAGGAAGGTCTAGCGATAGACCAAGAAGCAATGAGCGAATCTTTGCATGTAGCTAAATACATTTTTGGTAAAGATACGAATAAGTATTTTCGTAGGATTATCAACAAATTTAGAAACGATGTTTACTACCCTTTAACAGTTCCTTGGGATGATAATACAAGTGATATTGAAGGGAAGGTTCTAAGCGGTTGGAGATTATGTCCTAACCGCGAATTAGATACGCTGATGAACAGGGTTGACCAAGCCAAATTGGATTTTGAAAAAGAGGTTAAACAGTTTATTGATAACTATGACAACTTGATTGAAGCCAACAAATTTAAACTTGGTAATGCCTTTAAATTATCTGATTATCCTAGCGTTGAGGAAATAGAAACTAAATTCAGATTCGATTTTGAATTGGGTACTGTTCCTAGATTCGATACTAAAGATATCAGATTAAATGTATCAGAAAAGCTGAAAGCAAAAATTGAAAACGATGCTCTTAAACGAGCAAATAAAAATGTTGAAACGATTGCAAGAACAACTGTAGAAGCCTTATTGGAATCAGTAGGACATTTAGCAGACAAGCTAAAATCCTATGACCCTAGCGACAAGCAAAAGGGAGGGTTCTTTAAGAACTCTAGTTTCGATAAGCTTAGAAGCTTCTTAGATACATTACCTAGTATCAATGCGGACATTTTAGGCGATGACAAAATGATTGCTGATGCACATCAAAAGTTGGTAGGCGTATTTGCTTCAATTAATGATGTAGATTCTTTAAGGGATGAATCAAGTTATGGTGCAAACAAGCGTAAGCAAGTTGCGGATGATTTGGAAGATTCCATTGATGAATTAAAGGGAGGTTTCTTAGACAATATGTTTGGGAAATAAATTGACTGAAGAGACTTTGCAATAAGTCGAAACCTAAAGAATATTTACCAGTTAAATATTTTTTAGGTCTCAATAAAATTAATACTTGGAGGTATTATGAATAGTGAAAATAGAATAATAAAAGCTAGAGCGAAATTGATGAAAGGCAATATAGGAATGGCAAGTATGCTTCTTAGTCTTGAATTGATTGAAGCTAGCGATAGATGTGAAACGATGGCTACTGATGGAATCAATATCTATTGGAATGATGAATTTGTTAAGACTTTAACTGATTCACAAATTCAAGCGGTATTAGTTCACGAAGCTTGCCATGTAATATGGGAACATCCATTAAGAAATGTTAGCAAAAAGTGGAATCACGATATTTGGAATGTAGCAACTGACTATGTTATTAATGCATGGGTTGTTTATGACTTAGGCATGGAATTGCCTGAAGATGGATTGCTTGATAGAAAATATCATGGTAAATCCGCAGAACAAGTGGCGAGAGAACTAACTAATAACAATGAAGCCTTAGAAGATGCCATTGAAGAAATGAAATCTAAATCTGATGATTCTGATGAATCTGAAAGTGACGAAGGCGATTCCCAAAATGATGATGGTGATTCTGATGATGGCAACGAAGATGAAAGCCAAGATGGAAATGGAAGCGGTAAGTCCTTATTGGATGAACTAGCAGATATGAAACCATCAATGGGTGAAGTTTGGATGCCAAAAGACGAAGATGGAAATCCATTATCTGAAAGTGCTATGGCGGAAGTAAAAGAAAACATACAACGAGCAATCTTGATGGCGGATAAGTTAGAGGGATGTTCTGAAGGTGGTACTTCTACAATGAATGGTGCGGTGCAACAACTCAATGAAACATATGTTGATTGGGTTGATGTAATGCGAGATTTATTAAATTCCGCTAAGAGCAATAATCCAACATGGAGTAGATTAAATAAGAGACATTCTTGGAGGGGTGTCAATTTACCTAGCAATGACAACGAACCGCAAGGCGGAGAAATTGTTGTTGCAATAGATACTTCCGCGAGTGTATCTCAACAAGAACTCAATATATTTGCTACTGAAACTCAAAACTTATGTGAAGAGTGCGGTATCAATAAAGTTAGAGTGACTTATTGTGATACATCAATTGCAAAGAATCCTACAACTGGAGAATGGTGGGATGAATTTGATTTGGATAATGAAGAGTTGGAGTTCAATTTAAGAGGTGGCGGAGGAACTAGGTTTGAGCCACCCTTTAATTTGTTCAACGATGAAACTGAAGATACTGAAGATGTAATTGCCTTTGTATATTTCACTGATGGATATTGTAGCGTTGACTCTAAAGTTGAGCCTAGCGTTCCAGTCATATGGGCGTTAAGCACAAACGAAAGTTATATGCGAGATTATTATGATTATCCTTTTGGCGAAACAGTACATATCAACATGGAAAATCTTTAGCAATGGAATGGTGGGAAAAGATATTTGACCAGTAAATATTTTTTTCCACCCTCTGTTTTTCTGTATTTGGAATTAACCAAACTGATGAGCCATCCTAATTTAAGGATATGCGAAACAGAAACTTACACTTGGAGGTGTAGAAAATGAGTAAATTAAACGATGAACTTGCTAACAGTATTGCAACTGTTAGTAAGGGTGGGATTGAAATGATTCATCATAAGTATTTTGTAAATATTTATTTTGATAATGAATTTACTAATGACCAAGCTAATAAAACCTATGACTATAAGAAAAAGGCAGTTGCTGAAGCTATCAAGGATAAAGATATTAGTTCTTATCTTTGGTTGCATGAGCGAGCCTATCGAGTCGAATCTATTCTTTATGCTTTGGAGGATTGGTGGAAGCCAAGCAAAAAAGAATATTGGGAAGTGATAGCTAATCTTTGGACTGATACTGAAAATGTCTATGAAAATCATTTAGCATGGGAACAACTTTTGTTCTTAGAATTTTCTGATTCACATTTAATGATGGATGAAGAAGATACTAAGTTCTTTAATGAGTTGCCAAATACCATAACGATTTATCGAGGTGGTGTTGATGATAAAGGTTATTCTTGGACTTTAGATAGAGAAAAAGCGGAATGGTTTGCTAATAGATTTAATTTTGATTATGAGGTTTTTGAAAAGACTATCAATAAATCAGATGCTATTGCTTATCTTAGTGATAGAAATGAAAGTGAGATAATCTATCGCAAAGAAGATTGACCAGTAAATATTTTTTAATCTGATGACTCGGAAGTTCACTTTGTTGATGCGATTTAAAGGTGGGGTATTTTGGGGTATGCAAGTACCTTACCCACCTTTAGATATTGCATTGTGCGAGGTCTGATGAGGTCAATTTTCGCAAAACTGTATAGAAAATGTGTATTTTCTACTGATGATTGCCAAAAGGCATGAAACAGTTTATTAACTTATTCAATTACTTGGAGGTAATATTATGAATAAAATATATGAATATGAAGCGACTGAGCAATCAGTTGATGTAAGAAACTTTAGTATAGTTTCTGATAGGAAGCTGACTTGGGATGAACTCAACGAAGCAATCTGTATGCCTAGCATTGCAAAAGCGGGAGATTGTAAAACTGATGATGGTATAACAGTTACTTATCTTTGGACTGATTATGGTGATGATGCTCAATTTGATGTTGATGGAGAACTTAAAAATGACTAATCGAGAACTACTAGAGTTTACTTTAAAAGTGAACATTGGAACTTGCAACGAAATCTATACAAAGATTAATAGACAACTAGATGAAAAATCAGATATTGATTTGGCACTTGTTAGATACTTTAATACTTTGGTTTCAATCAATCATAAGGTGCAAGATGTTTTATATAAGGAAAGGGAAAACTTAAACATTCCCAATCCAAAACATTTAGCCTTTACAAAAGATGATGAGATTGTAGAGATTGAGGTGCAAGAATAAAATTTGTTTATGTTAGAGGAAGAGAAAATGATATGACTAATATAAATAAAAACTCTATCCATAAGATAGAGAGGGGTGTCCCATTACCTAGCAACAGAAGTGGAAAAACTAGTTGGATGCAATTAGCTAGAAATATGCAAATTGGAGATAGTGTTCTTTTAAAAAATATAAAAGAACTTTATTTAATAAGAACTGCTATGTATAGACTTAAACATAGTACAACATATCAACAACTGGAAAACGATAAGTATAGAATTTGGAGAACTAAATAAACTTATCTTTTATTAAGGCGGTAGCTACTTAGGTAGTTATCGCCTTTTTTTTTGGTCTAAAAAAAGTGGATATGCGAATCATTTCTTCGCCCAGATAAAAAATATTAACTGGTATATTATCTTTGCTGGTGTTGTGAGAGGGGGGGTAATGTAGGAGTAGGAACTGCTTTTTTAAATAAATATTTACTGGTTTTCTCGGTGTGGATAAGTCTGTGGATAAAGTGTTAATAAGTGTTGCAATTTGCAATCATATACACTAAGATAGTTGGTATATAAATACTATTCATTTTTATATACACCTCCAAAACTTTTAAGTTGGAAAGGGATAGTCGCAAGATTGTCCCTTTTTTTTTGGTAGTTTGTTGATGGTCGATACCAACATTACCTGAAGAGTCAATACGCATCCATGTCCAGATTCCGTAAAAAAACAATATACTGGTAAATATTTTTCTTACCTCCGATACCAATCTTGTTCCACGTGGAACAATTAGTATTTCACTTTGATAGCATTTTGCATTATACTAACTGCTTATGTATGCGGTAATAAGACACACTTATAAAATAGATATTCCTGACCCTAGAAATGTTTTCTCAACTAAATCTAGTGCTAAATGGATTCATCTAGTTTGGATATTTGAATCTGAAATAGATGCTATATCTTTTGCTATCTCATTACTTGATGACCCTTTGATAACTGCTAACGAATGGCTAATTGAAAGTGCCATTAAACAGTTAGAAGAAGATAGATATTATCAAGTTGGTAGAGAATCAGTAGCTATAGCAGAAGTGCAAGATAGTCCGCAAGTAATTTATGAGGAAGATAACAATGAAAAGTCTATTCATTAGATGTTCAGAAGAAACCTACGATTTAGCACACGCTCTAGCTAAGAAAGAGAGTCGTTCTTTAAACAAACAAATCATTCATATGATTCATAGTTTGGCAGAAGAAAAAAATGTTGAACCTAAAAAAGTAGAATCTGTTGAAGCTACTATAGAAACTCCTACGAGTTGGGGTTTAACAGGGATTGCTGAAACAAGGAAACAGGATTCTTCTGACTAATATACCAAAAGGTTAGTAGTGCATTAGAGCAATCTTGCATTGCTAACTCTTTTCTTTTATCCAATCTCTTTGGATTATCAACCATAATACGCCAAAACATCTTCTCTTTCCCATACCCACACTCCTTTACTAATTTGTTTTGAGCTTTAGTCAAAACGATAGCTTTCGGTGGAGGCTGTAAAGAACTATGACTGGTAAATATTCTATCATCAAAGCCAGAGCTGGTGGATTTTCCGAATGTTCCACTCTTCACTATAAGTTCTAAATACTTATTGCATACGTTA